GTGCATTAAAATATAATGGTACAACAGCATTAGCTGGTACATTTAACGGTAGTGCAGTAACACCAGTCGGAGCTACACGACTTAACTACACAGGTTATTTTTACCCAACATTTATAAACCTAGTAGGGTCAGCTGATACTGCGGTAGCTGCAACTCATTATTTCGTGGAACAAAGTACGGATGGTTATGTTAGACCTAAGACATTAGCAAATGTAAAAACAGAACTAGTAACATCTGCTGCTGTAATTAGCGGACTTGGATTTACACCATATAATGCTACTAACCCAAGTGGATATATTACTAACACTGGTACTGTAACCGTAGTAACTGCAACTGCACCAGTAGCTTCATCAGGTGGAACGTCACCAGTAATTTCTATGGCAGCGGCTACTGCCGCTGTTAATGGTTACATGACTCTGACATATGCCGCTAAGTTAGATGGAATTGAAGCATTAGCCAATGTAACAGATGCAGCTAATGTAGCTGCTGCTGGTGCAGTGATGGAAAGTGATACAACTACTGCATTAATGAGTTTTGTTATTGATGAAGATACCTTCGTATCCGACCTTGCCACTAAAGTACCCACACAACAATCAGTTAAAGCCTATGTTGATGGAAGAGTAGCATCGAGTGTTCAATATCGTGGTGGTTATAATGCATCTACTAATGTACCAGACTTAGATACAACTCCTTCAGGTGTTACGACGGGCGATATGTACACAGTTACAGTTGCAGGTACCTTCTTTGCCACTGCACTTGAAATTGGTGATGTTCTTATTGCTGAGGTAGATGCACCTACATTAGAAGCACAATGGACTGTAGTTAATAAAGATTTAAACGCAGCATCCATTAAAACCTCATATGAATCAAATGCTAACACTAATGCGTTTGACGATGCAGAACAAACTAAACTAGCTAACATTACAGGTACAAATACTGGGGATAATCCGGGAGTAACTTCTGTAAGTGGAACTGGTACGGTATCTGGATTAACATTAACTGGATCAGTAACTACATCGGGTAACCTAGTACTAGGTGGGACTATCACTGGTTTTGCAACAACTGCTCACAACCACACCTTGGATGCTCTTTCTAATACTACAATAACTACTAATACTGCAGGTGAAATATTAAAGTGGAATGGTACTGCATGGATTAATAATACATTAGCCGAAGCCGGTATTGCCCCTATAGCGTCACCAACGTTCACCGGAACGGTATCAGCACCCTTAATCAATGTTAACACGATTGGTAATATAAACGGAAACTATTTGGTTATCAATGTTGGAGAGTCCGGGTCATATGCAACTGCTCAGGCTGGTGAATTATTATACGTCAATTCAGAATCGGGATTAGAAATTAACTCAACACCAGATAACTGGGCATCTGGATGGGCTGGTCGTACTACAGCAAGCATTAATACAGCGGGTGGTACGTCTACATTCCCAGCACAAGTTAATGTCACTGGTCATGGTAATTCGTCACAATGGAACACAGCATATGGTTGGGGTGATCACGCTATTGGGGGCTATGTAACTGGTGGTGGTACAGCTACTGGAACTAACACAGGTGATCAAACCTCAATTACAGGTAACGCAGGCTCTGCAACTGTACTAGCTACAACCAGAGCTATCAACGGCGTTAACTTCAACGGCTCTGCGGCAATCACTATTACAGCTAATGCCAACCTTGCAGGCAACTTACTTACAGCGGTACCAGCCGGTGCTTTGTTTACAGATAACAATACAACCTATACAGCCAGTAGTGGGATTCTATTATCAGGTACTAACTTTACAAACACTGCGCCTAACATTGTCCAGACTACTGTTACAGGAAATGCAGGTTCAGCGACAACAGCATCAGCAGTTAGCAATGGCAGTGCCTAGCAAAACGGTTCAGATGGTTGGTGGAGAAGTTCTGGCTCTGCTGGATGGTATAGTACAACTTATACTGGTGGGATATATATGATTGATACCACTTGGGTGCGAACATACAACTCTAAAGATTTTTATGTAGCGGGGCAAATAGCTGCTACTGGCAACATCACTGAGTACTACTCTGATGAAAGACTGAAGACAAAAATATCTACTATTGAAAACGCTCTGGAAAAGGTATGCAGTCTTGAAGGTTTTTTATACGTTGAGAATGATTTAGCCAGAAGCTTAGGATACAGTAATAAAGAGCAGCAAGTAGGACTTTCTGCACAAAGCGTTAAAAAAGTACTTCCTGAGGCCGTATCATTAGCCCCGGTGTATATGGAATCTTCAGAATTAGGAGGTATAATAACCTCTAAGTCAGGTGAAAATTATCTTACTGTAGACTACTCAAGGTTAGTACCTTTGTTAGTAGAATCTATTAAAGAACTAACTAGTAAGTTGGAAGAAGCAACTAATAGAATAATAGAGTTGGAGAAGTAAAATGACTTTACCTGTAGCATTTAACCCAATATCATTAGGGCAAATTCAGACAGAGTTTGGTGGTGCTAACCCTATAGGACTTAGCGAATATTACGGGGCAACTACCGGAATACCTGTATCACCAAACCCAATATCTTTGGGTAATTTCCATGGCAAATCAGCCCTAACCGTTACTATCACGGGTAGCTCACAAGGTAGCTTCGCACTCGCGCCCGCTGATGCGTATTGTTCAATCAACATTGATGCAAACGGAAAGTGGTACAAAGGTAGCGGTTCTGGCTATGCCAATGGAGCATTAGCACTAGGTACTTGGCTCACGGCAGGAGCGAATACCGCTGTTTGGGTTCAGATGGTACTCACATCAGGTACTCTAAGTTCAACATCCGGTACAGGGAGACTTGCGACTTCGACGACAAGAAAGTGGGGTGTAGCAATGACAGGGACTGGCGTGAAAACAGCGGGATTTACTCTTAACTTTTATAATGCAGCGACGGGAGGCACTCTTCTAGCCTCAGCAGCATTTACGGTTGATGCAGAAGCAAGTTCATAGGCAATAATGCCACAAGTAAAGGAAAAATAAAATGGAAATAATAGTAGTTGGAGTACTTACAGTAATAGCAGTTGCTTTTGTACTAATACGTCGTAAACTAAAATCAGATGCATCCACTAGAACAGGCGGTGGCGGTGGTTTAAGTAGAGATCAAGATAAAAAAGCTAACTAAACTGTCTCTCCCACTAGTACTACTAGCAAGCTGTCATTCAGTCGAATTAGTAGAAAAAACTAGTGGGCGTCCTAGTCTACAATTTAATATATTAGAGGAGTGTAGTATTAGAGGTAGAGGTTTTAATGATGTAACAGTTTCAGTTAATTGTACTTGGCCAATTAAGAGCCACCAAAAATAAATCTTGACTTTAGTACTACCTTTTAGTATAATACTTAAATAAATTTTCAAATACCAAGGAGCTTTGGTAACGCGCAATAGGAAATCAAAATGGAATTTGTACTTAAGTACTTTTCAGGACTTTCGCCTAGCCAAAGATTATTGTGGCTAGGTAATATAGGAATGGTACTAAGTGCCTTGTCCACAGGTTTCTTTGGTTATCAAATAGTAGAGGGTATGAACATTTATGTTTTTGGTGCTGGTACGTTAATGTCTTTAATAGGATGGTATGGTACTCAAAAAGACAAGCAGAGAGCTTTTATAATAAAATTAGAGGGTGCAAGACTGCGAGAGAAAAAGATTGACGCTGGGATGAATCCTAGCTTTGATAAAACTATAATTAAACTACCAGATTAGGAGATTTAAATGTCAGAAGACCAAAAGCCCACTTTTAATATCAATGGGAAAGACTATGAAGAAAAAGACTTTAATGATGAGCAAAAATACCTTATAAACCAGGTACAGGCTCTTCAGAATAAAGAAGCTCAAATTAAGTTTGACTTAGCTCAGGTAACTGTAGCTAGAGAAGCTTTTACAAAGATTCTTATAGACTCTGTAGAAGTTCCACCTGAGTTCGAGCCAGTTGAAGATTAAGATAGTCATAAAAAACCACCTACGGGCTTAATAGTAATTAAGCCAGAGGTGGTTGTTTCTATAAAACGCTCTATACTTTAAATATATCCTGCCAGTTACCAGTAGTACTAGCCTTAGAGTACTCAGTAGATCGGTTCTCAAAGAAGTTAGTATGCTCTACAGCATTTACCATATAGTCTATCCACGGTAGAGGATTTTTATCTGAACCAAAGATTTTCTTTAGCCCTAGCCCCATAAGTCTTTTATCCCCAAGAAAGCGTATATACGCTTTAATATCTTCAGCAGTTAAATCCTCAGCAGTTCCTTCAGGTAGAATTTCATCTATGAAAGCATCTTCCATTGCTACTACTCTCTCACAAGCACAAAATATATCATATTTTAAACCGTCATCCCATATCTCAGGGTTTTCCTGTATATAAGTGCGGAATAAGCGAGACATATTCTCAACATGTAAGTCCTCGTCTCTAATAGACCAAGTTATAATCTGGCCCATGTTCTTCATCTTATTATGCCTAGGGTAATTAAGAAGAATAGCAAAGCTACTAAATAGCTGAACTCCCTCTGTAAAACCACTATAAACCGCAACTGTCTTAGCTATATCTCTCTTAGTGTTCATATTGAACTTACTAAGATATTCATGCTTATCAGACATTGCTTTAATGTTACTAAACATCTGATACTCTTCCTCGGGGATACCTAGCGTATCAATCAAAGTTGAGTAAGCATCCATATGTATAGCTTCCATAGATGCAAAAGATGAAAGCATCATCCTAATCTCAGGTGGCTTAAATGTAGGTAGATAATGAGATGCGTACCCACCCGCAACATCAACGTCGCTCTGTGTAAAGAATCTAAACAGCATCCCTATTTCACGTTTACTTTTCTCATCTAGGTGCCTATAATCTTTAAGATCATCTGCCATAGGCACCTCAGAGGGGAGCCAATGCATATGCTGTGCGTCTTTATAAGCCTCAAAGGCCCAAGGGTAACTGAATGGCTTATAATAATGTCTTTCTTTAGTTAACATGTTTTCTCCAACAATCAAATATCTGTTTCCCTATATAGGGATGAACACAATTCCTTAAAACCTGGCATATATCATGATTGCCATTGTAATAAAGTTTCTCTTCATAATGTATTCCTAGCCAGTCCTGTAGTTCTTTTTGAGAGGCTAAATTCTGTTTATTAATAAAATTCTTGGGCCTAGCTACATCGTCTACTTGTATGTCGAAGTTACTCCAGAAGTAGTGTCTACCCACTACAGCAGTAGGCGGTATCAAAGGCTTATAATATGGCTTAACGTTCTCAACTACCCAACCTCCTTTGAAATAAGTCTGTAGAAAGATAATTTCCTCATACAAACCCATATCAGGGTACTTAGGATTAGTTCTAGCAGGCCCAATACCATCTTACTATGAGATTGACAAGGTGGGCTAGACCAAACGAACTCCGATATGTCAAATGTATCTAATAGAAAAGCATGGGCATCCTCTACAAAAACATAATCTTCTGGGTACATCTTTTCATATACAGCAGCTATTTTAGGGTCGTTCTCAACTGCTGTTACTTCTACATCTTCCCAAAGTTTCCTATTACCACCAAGTCCTGCGTATAAGTTAAGTATTGCAGTCATTATCTTCTCCAAACCTAAATGAATAGGTTTCTTTTATCTCAGACTTATCAGGAAAAGCAATTGCACATTCTAGCTGCCTAAGATATATGTATACTTCAATAGGAACGGGGAAGTGTTCTAACTTCCCTTCTTTATTATAGCAGCTAATATTATTCACAGGCTAGGCAGCTATCATCAGTATCAAATATAAAGTTTCGTAACTGCTCATCAGATACTACCCCAGCTCTCTTCATAGCTTCACTTCTACAGTAGTACAGTGTCTTAACTCCCCTTCTCCATGCTAGCAGATGCACGTTATGCAGCTCCTGCTTAGAAACGTTAGCGTGGAAGAACAAATTTACAGACTGTGACTGGCATATATTCTGCTGTCTATCTGCTGCAAATTCCACGATCCATCTTTGGTCTATTTCAAGAGCAGTCTTAAATACGTCTTTAGTATAATCGTCTAAGAAGTCTAGATGCTGTACACTACCCTTCTGAGTCATAATAGATTTCCATACTTCATCAGTATTCATATCTATTTGGTCTAGTACTGCTTCTAAATATTCATTCTTTAGTAGGCTTGTCCCAGACTTTGTTTTCTGCACAAAAGCATTAGCTCTATAAGGTTCAATACTAGGACTAGTATTAGAACAAAGTATACTAGAAGACGCGTTTGGCGCTATAGCAAGCAAGTGAGCATTTCTGACTAACCCTCTATCGTCATCGGGGCATGCACCACGCTCAATAGCTAATTTAAGTGTTTCTGCATAGGCATCATTCTTAATCTTAGCAAATACTCTATTGTTAAACGACTTAGCCATAGCACTTTCAAAAGGTATGCCCTTGCTCTGTAGATAAGCATGGAACCCCATAGCACCAAGGCCGATAGATCTCTCTCTCATAGCACTATAAGACGCTTTACTTAATGAGTCAGGTGCATTTTCAATAAAGCTAGTTAATACGTTATCTAACATTCGTACTAAGTCAGGTATAAACTGTTTGTTATCTTTCCAAGAATCGTATTCTTCAAGATTAACACTTGAAAGACAACAAACTGCAGTTCTTTCCTCATTAGTCGGAAGAACTATCTCAGAGCACAGGTTGGAGTGATTCACTCGTAAACCTAGTTTTCTCTGGAATTCAGGTAATGCTGCGTGTACTGTGTCCTCAAACATAATATACGGCTCACCAAGTTCAACTCGGTTCTGTAGAAGTTTTACCCACAGAGTCTTAGCAGCAATAGTTTTAGTAACTTCACCAGAATGTGGGTCAATCAAGTCCCAGCTATCATCAAAACCAGGAATTTCAGTAGCAGACGCTATAAGCCTCATAAAGCTATCTGGAATTACCACCGCATGGTGTAAGTTAGTAGATTTTCTATTAATGTCCCCACCAGTAGGCTTACGAACATCAAGAAACTCTTCAATTTCAGGATGTGACATATGTAGATAAGCTGCATATGAGCCTCTTCTAGTTATACCTTGTGAGAAAGCTAGCATTTCTGCGTCTACTACTTTCATAAAAGGTATCACACCAGTACTTTCGCTTCCATGTGATGTCTTAGACCCTACTGATCTAATAGCACTCCAGGACCCACCAATTCCACCACCAGCAGAAGAAAGCCACGCATTTTCTGTGTAGTGATCCGTAATCCCACCACGACTATCAGGCACATAGTTAAGAAAGCAGGAAATAGGTAGTCCTCTAGTTGTTCCACTATTTGATAGAATAGGTGTAGAGAACATGAACCACATATTACTTACATAATCATATAGGCGCTGTGCATGGGCATCGTCATCGGCGAAGGCCGAAGCTGCCCTTGCGAATGCTTCCTGAGGAGACCTTTCCGCAGCTATCATATATCTATCTTCTAATGTCTTTTTTCCAAACTCGGATAGTCTTCTATCCCTTCCATAATCAATTTGCATTCATGTATCCTTTAATACTCTCGTCTAATTCAGTTAGACTGTGCCCTGGGTGTACTATAGCATCTTCACAATAGCTAAGCAAATCCATCATTTTGTAATTAGTTAGTATTAAGTCCCCACTTTCATTAAGTGACTGAATAAATTTGTACGTGCCTTCTAGGGGCATTGAGTCGTATATGTCGAACGCGGAGTCGTATTGCTCTAGTAGTGCTGAGGCTCTAACAGGACCTATACCTGCTATACCTGGCACATTGTCACCTTTATCACCTGTCAACACTTTAAAACTTATATACTTCTCTATAGGGAAGTTGTAAAACTCCGCCCAGTTGTAGAAAGTAGATTCCTTTCTAGTAACTGTTGAGAATCTTGATACATTCTCATTAATAAGTAGGTCCCAGTCCTTGTCGCTCGATATTAGCCATATATTATCTATGCCTAACCTAACTCTATGCTTACAAATATAAGCAGCTAGATCATCAGCCTCTACCTTATCCTTCCTTATAATTGGATACTTTTTAGACAGTAGCGTTAAAGCAGCTTCGTATTCTTCAAAGAATAGGCGTATATCCTCTTTCTCTGCTTCTGTCTGGTCTTTATAAAGATCTTTCCTATTACCTTTGTACTCAGGACTTTCCTCTAGTCTCATAGAGCTTTTACCCTGGTCTCCAGTAATTATTACTCTACTACATTCATAAGACTGTGCTAGACTTTGTACTGTCTTAACCATACTATGTCTGAAATCTCTATCCCCGTTATGCTTCCATCTAAAAGCTAGGTTTAGAGAATCCACTATTAAAGCATTGTTATTAGGTTCCATCATTGTGTCTATAAAACTAACCATTTAAAAACTCCACTGTTTCATTATCTAGCCACTCCTCAGCTAACATAACATAACAGTTAAGCCAGGATATATAAGTGTATGCAGTGTCCTCAGGTTCTATATCTGTTACTACAAATACTTTAGACCTAGCATACTTGAAAAATAGCAGTGGTTTTTGATTTCTAAACCCCGCTTGCTCAACAATCTTAGCCCACCACTGCACCAGATAATTTGTTTTATTGGTAAAAATCTTATCGTTAAAAGCTGATTTCTCGTAGTTCTTAACTTCTATACAAAATTTATTATCCATGTGGGGAACATACAAATCTCCTTTTAAATAAGAGAGTGCCCCAGAAGCTGGAATCCTCTCAAATACTAGACCTGTGGCTTCTCTTAACAAGTCTCTAACTAAATACTCACCTCGTTGCCCTTTGGCTCTCGAATCTACCATTTATGCTATCCTACTTATATTATCGTTTTTAACGATCTCTACCTTTTCTAATAGAGGGTGCTGCCACCCATGATTAACAAGGTATGTGTTTAGGTTTTCTTCCATGAGTACCTCAACTAGCTTTTCTCTTCCAGCTTCATCAAGTACGTTCATAACTTCATCAAGAAATAATACGTTTATCTGACTAGAAGACAGACTACTCATTAACTTTCTAATAGCGAGCAAAGTGGCAGTATTAACGCGAGCCAGCTCTCCGGAAGATAGGGCCAATATATCAATAATTTTTCCATTATCCGTGATTTCAACATTTAATTTGTCCTTAGTTACAGCAAAATTTAATGTGAATCGTCCATCAGACAGTTCCGCTAGATATTCACAAGTTAATTCCTCTAATTCTTTTACTAGATTCTCAATCTTATAGGTTATTATACCGTTTGGACTAAAACTCTTTTTAAGTATCTCTAGATTACCTTTTAGGTTACCACAAGCCATATACTCTTCATTTATATCTTTTAATTCTTCTTCAAACGCAGCCGTTTGTTCTAGTAGAACTTCAATTCTCGTATTATGAGTATTGATTTCACGGTTAGTTTTATGTACTTCTGCTATTTCTCTGTCTCTAGAAATAATCATAGCTTTTATACTAGTACATTTTTCAACTAATTCCGCCTCTTGAAGCGTAACAGAAGCCATATTATTATCAACTAACTTAAATAAATCCTCCCATTCTTTCTGTTTAGCAGACTTTATTCGGAAAGATTCATTGTTCTTTTTAATTTCCTCAATTTTCTTAGAGTAGCTTGCTTGAGCACTCTTGTCTCTTTCGATTTTCTCTTTTTCTCTACAGATGTGCTCTGTTTTGAAATTTTCAGGTACTTCCTGGTCACAGGTTTGGCAGACATTTTCTAACTTCTCCATCTTTGCTATAATAGATGTTGAGGAGGATATAGAACCTGCTAGTACCCCTAAAGCCTTTTGCTCATTGTCATAGGATAAATGCTCCGTAGATTCTATACTATTAATTTCCTTAATATTTATGCCTTTTAAAAGCTCTTTATATTTATTATTTTTGGAAATATTTCTGTTGATCATTGAAATATTTTTAATTTCAGCCATCAAAGAACTAAGTTCACTTTGGTAATCTTCCGTATATTCAGTGGATTTTATAGGTACTCGTAGGGTAGTATCAACTAATTTATTCTTTTCTAACCATTTCTGAATAGTACTTCTACGCCCCTCTAATGTAGCAAATTCTTGTTCAACTTCTCTAGAAGCGTCTTTAAACACCTCAAAAGTTTCGACATATATTTCTAGCCCAAGTAAGTCTATTAGGAACTTTTTCCTATTAGCATCAGTGGCAGTTAGAAAATTAAGACTAGCATTAGTACTTTGGTAAACTATTTGTGCAAAAGTCTTAAAGTCAATACCAAGAATATCTTGTAGAGTTTTATACGTATTAGTAGCAGTGTGGCTACTAATATCAACCCCATTCTTAAGCAATTTGACTTTTAAAGCCTTAGTACGATCTACATCTATTTCATACTCATCACCCTCTTTAGAGAAAGTATGGTTTATCCAGTAACCTTTGTTAATATCTCTATT